TCTAACAATTGCTTCGGGTTGTTCTTTAAAGCCTCGTCCACGTTGCTCAAGTACGTCTTGACGCCTATCGACATGTTCTCCCCGTCCATCGTCCTCACCGGTGATTTAGGGTCCTCGACTATCATGTTCCCGTACTTGTCAATGAACCCCTCGTAATGCTCGAAACAGCTTATGAATATCTTGTACAGGTTGGTAACAGTCTGCCCGTTCCCGTCACGTTTTCTTGGATCGGAGTTGTAGTACAAGTACTTGTACCTGTCTCCAGCCAAGGCCTCGGGATCGTTGGCGTCCTTCCCCGTCATGAACTCCACGGTGGAGATCAAGATAGCCTTCCCGGTAATACGACGACCTTTAGTTAGGCATTTCCTTACCATCGTGAAGTGAGTTAACGTGTTACCGTTCTGTTTCTTCCACTTGCTGAACTCGTCACCGAAATAGAAAAGCAAAGCCTCGCCGTCGTAACTTGACTCGTTGGTGGGGCGGAAGTTTATGCGGGTGTTCAACGCCACGTCCACGATCTCCTTCTCCTGTCCCGCCTTTTTTAGCTTGTTACCCGGCTGGGCGAACTCCAGCTCAGACTTGGATTTCTCGTCCATGCACATCGGCTTGAAGTAGAACGGGAGGTGGGAGAACATGGTAGTGAGCCTCACGAAGTTGGACTTGGCGTCGGTATCCGTCTTGGAAGTCATCCCGGTCAGCTTGTTTCTTTGCTCTATCGTCTTGCAAAGTATGAACGCCATGATACAGTCCGTTGCCCCGAAACGACGAATCTTTTCCAGAATGATACCTAGACACCGGTTATCCCTGTACATGGCTTCAAGAAACAGGAACAACTTCCTCTGGGCGGCGGAGTAGTAGTAATACCCCCCGTCCGCTCCCGTGTAGCAATGGGTCATCATGAACCAGTGGGCGCCGGTTATGTACGTTGCCACCCCGTTGTTCATGAACCAGTACCCGTTCCGTTTCTTCATGTACTCGGAATCTATGTAATCCTCGTGTTTCTTGGCTGTTCTGGAGGTCAGTTCTCTTGGAGGTGCTTGCCTGCGCCAGAACTGGTCTTGCCTGAATCTCTTCCCCCAGTCAATATCCGCCTTGAGAGGTTTCTTGGGGAGGGCTATCCTTATATCGTTTATCTCGATGATCTCCCCCACCGTGCCTTCCGGGTCTATCACCACGGCATCAATGTCGGCACGATACCCTGACCTGTCCTTCATCTTGGCGAACTTGTCAGCGTATTTCTCGGCGTACCCTCCCTTGTAATCGCTCTCTTCAAGCATGATGTCTTCCTCTTCCAGCTTGCTCTTCACGTCATGAACGATGTCCTCTATCTCCATCACGTCGTTGAAGGCTACCAGCTTGGTGTCTATCATGGTGGATATGCTATCGGCATCGTTACCGATAACGTCATTGCTCATCACGACATCTTCCAAGCCGGAGTAGAGGGATTCCACCACCCCTTGGCTGGATTCTACTATCTTGTCTAGCGTCGCTCGAACCCACTTCTCCTGTTTCCTGTCATGATTCAGGATGGAACCAAGCATGTTCTTGCAACTAGTTATCGCTTTCTTCTTTAATTTAATGGCGTTCTTGACGGTGGTTTCCTTCTCCATAACTGCCGTGTCAATACCCGCCGTGATAACTTTCATCAGTTCTCCCACGGCGATCTTGCACGATTGTATGAATCTATCTTCACTCATCTCGTAAATCTCCTATTATCCAAGGTGTTTTCATCCTGTACAGCACCCGGTCATCTATCTTGAACTCGTACTCCGAGTCAAGGTTGAACACGACGGGTGTACCATCGTTTACCCCTTGTTCTCGTAACGAGTCGTTAGAGTATACCATGATCCCGTGCTGCTTCTTGTACTTGTCAGCGTTCGCTATCTCGAAGCTACCCTCCTTGAACTTGTCGTTGGGGACGGGGGACACGTAGCACCACGGGTCAATCGCTAGATGATCCTCCCCCCTCTTCACGAGGTACACGAACTCCACTGGGATGATGAACATGTCATCGAATAGCTCGTTACTGCTACCCACCTTCCCGTCCACGTATTCCACGCTACGACGCTTAACCATGTTATGGTGGAAGTAAGCGATGTCCCCGGGCTTTATCCTAGGATCGGATGACGTTACCACCTCCCCGTGTCTCACGACGTATGTCATGTCATCTATCGTGTTGTTCACGTAAAACTTGGTTCCACCGGGGGCGGTTATGGTAGTCTCGTACGTCTCGGGGACTTGAACGATCACCCCGTTAATCCCTTTCAAGTTCCTTTTCATAATCGCTCACGTCAATGGTTAAACTCCCGTCATCGTGACGGTATATCTCTTTCCACACCACCGCCTCGTTGCCGTCCTTCTCCCGGACGTGTATGGTTATCTTGTCACGGTTTTTAAGGCGCTCCTTCTTGATCGAGTGTATGATCATGCTCGTTAAACCCCCACCCCGTGACGTGAACGACAGCGATTGTCCCACCCGGAAACATAATTTCCTGCCGTTATCCATGTAGCTAAATTCTCTCAATTCCATCTCAATTCTTAGGTACTTGTATTTATATTGACGCTTCACTGGAACGCTACTTTTTAGGTCTATATCTTGACGGTCATCCATAGTTAGTACCTCCACGTCCGAACCCCGTTGTACCACCGGTTTTTATTAAACATTCTTATTTACTTATTAAAATTCCACCCGCTAATCCTGCCAATCCCCACACCCACCATTTCTCGTACCACCGGTCCCTCTCCTTTATGACGAGGGGTTGAATGGCGGTGGTGGTAACGTACGGGTTCTCGTTAACCACCCTCACGATATACTCGGTGCTACCCATGAACTTCTTTCTCTTGCCGGAAACGAGGTACTGGGAGGCGTACACCTCGAAGTTGTCGAAGTGGATGCCATCCTCCATCACCGTTCCGGAGACGTACCTGTACTTGTTCCTGTCATGGAAGGGGATGTACACGTTCCTGTAAACGGTATCAAATTTTATCGTTCCGGTATCCCTGTACACGGTGTTCACCTTGACGATAAACTCCGGCTTCATCCCCTTGATCAACTGTTTCAGGGAATCGTTCTCCTCTAGCACCTTGCTGGAAACCGATAACATGGATAGCTTCTCCGCCACCTCCCGGTTATACCGGTCCTTGTAAAGCCTGATGGTATCCTCCATCGCCCGGGCGTTATACACCTCTCCCCCCACCTCTCGGTTCCGACTTGCTAGGTTCGAGATGATGAACACCACCAGCACGGTCGCTATCCACGCTATCGCTATCTTCCAGTTATTCTTCATCGATTTCTTCTATAACAGCTATTATCTCCTTGTCATGCATGGCAACGAACTCGTCGTCACCTAGGAAGAACGGCGTGCCGGTACGGGAGGGGTGCAACACGATGTCTCCCGCCTTCACGTCATCCCTGCCCTCGTTCATGGCGACAACCTCGCTCTTCCGTGTTATCTCGTTTCTCGTCTCCGGGATGAATATACTCCCCACCTTTCGCATCTCTTGCTCTGTCTTCTTGATGATCACGTAATCGTTGATCGGCCTGATTCTTTTCATTTCAATTCAATTTTAATTATTATTCTGTTTTTCAATAAGTTTAAGTATAAGCTCGTATTTAGACTTGTCCGATTCCCTCCAATCCTCAATATTCTTCCGGAGGGCGTCCATCTCCAGTTTTATGGTGCGTTCTAAACTCTTGAACTCGGCGTTATGGACTTCCCTCAAGTTCAACAACTCCTTCCTGATCTCGTTATCCTTGAAGTCCACGTACTCCTTGGTCGGCTTGTTGAAACTAGTCGCCATAGCTGTCGTTACCACTAGTGCTACCGCCCCCATCACCGCCTTGGCAACGTTGCCTGTCACGTTGTCTATCCAGTTGCTCATTTTCAGAAAATAGTTTAGTTATGGCCTTCGCCATGATTAATAACGCCCCTATGATGAAGTTAAGCCATATTTTCCAAGTGTCAGAGAACGGGGAAGTGGTTATCAATCCCTGCCACATGGGAAGGGTGTAGACGCACATGTCGCCTATCATCTTTATTTTCCGTGGGGTGGGTTTCTTCCAGTTCCTGACGCTAGCTTGCATGATTAACTCCTTTCCTCTATAATTTCCCAGAACACTTCATCACCATCCTTGATAAATTTCTCGACTAGAGCCTGTATTTCCCTGTCGGCACGACCCTGTATCGTTCTCTCCCCGGTACGGTTGTAAGCGACAAGTGGACATCCATCGGTATCATCCACGTCGTTGCCACCATGAACCCTTATGCCAGAGAATTTCATCCCGTTAACGTCAACGGTTTGTCCCGGAGTGTTGTATAACAAGATCATGTTTCTCTCGTACTTCGGGCTGTAAGTGATGGCAACCTTGTACTTGTGGGCGGGGATAGCCGTCTTGCCGGGTATCTTCACGTCTCTCACGGCGTCTTCAAGCACCCAGCAGAAGTCCTCGCCTTCAATCTCGATCCTGCCTACCGTGGCATCGTCGAAGAACTCTTTCCTGATATGTTTAATAACGTGTTCCATATCACAAATATACAAATTAAATCTTTCCGTAGTATCTAAAAAAGGCACCGAAAGGCCTAGTTCTCAAGTAATCCATGTTATCACGGTTCTCTTTAGCCTCCATCTCCATCGCCGAGGCGTAGTAAGCCTTGTTGTTGGATTCTCCAACCTCTTTCCCGTTGTCTTTTATAACGTGGTAAATGAACGATATTAACCACTCGACGAGGTACATGATGTAGTACAACGTGAAAGGCAAGAGGAACGGCAAGAACGCGTACCAGTGGTAGGGGGCGCTGAAAAGAAAACTAGCGAAATAAGCGATTATCATACCCATCGTGAAACAATCTTTCCATTGACGAACGTGAATACGTTCCTCGTTAATGGCGTAATCAGGCAACTGCCCTTCTTTCATTTTCGTTAATATGAAAGGGCCTAGCGTTATGGTTGAATACCCCTTGAAAAGTATCAACCTCGCCAACCAGTTGTTGTAGTAAATTTTTGTCATGTACATAATAATTAAATAATTAAGCCTTTATCGTAGCACCGAATGTTTGAGTAACCCCTTGAAATGTAAAGGTAAAAGTTGCATCAACATTCGGTGGAATTAAATTTAGATTGAGTGGAATATAACAACCACTCCCATCAAGATTATTAACAATATTTTTATGCCAATCACCCAATGCAATCGGAATATTAATACCATTTATGGTTCCCGTGGCCACTAAATCGTACCCCCCCAAATCATCAGTAACACCCACGTCTTTTGACATGGACCTACTTAAATATAAGCACGAGCTATTCGCTTTACTTATTGTTAACTTGTTCGTTGTAGACGCTTCAACCATGTTAGGAACTATCTTGTTTATCGTTGTTCCAGTACCACCGGTACACACGTAAGGTTTGATACTACCCCACGAATCTATTGATGTCGATTTAGACGAGCTTACGATCATATTCCCCTTGTACGCCCTGTGCAATAATTGAAGCTCCATCCCGGCAAGCGCCCTGTTAAAATACGAGTACTCTTGCAAGCAACCGTTCCACCAGTCAAGGGGTTCTGTCGTGTTGTGGAAAGCCCTACCAAGCCATATGTTCCCATCCCACCCCATCACGCCAGTACTACCGTAATCGACAGGTCCATTAAGGGGATGGTCAGAAGGGGACATTAAGCCGTATTTTTTACCGTTTAAATAAAAGTCAAAAGTTTTTGAAGGCCAGTCGAACACGACTATCAAATGATTCCAACCGTCTACTATCCAGTTTGTAACCGTGGCTTTACATACTTGATTTGACGCTCCATTGTACACTTGGAACCTCATCACTTTATCCATGGGGGTTCCCGGGGAATCAAGACCCATAGCGTATCCAAGACCCATCGTTCCATTACCATCTATAACACCACCCATGATCCCATCATAAGTCGTGTTAGCTTCCGCGCGACTATACGCGCACACGGATATGGTGAATGATCGCGTTCCCTTTACCACGTCCGGTAAACGAAGGGCTACCCCCCCACCAGACAAGTCCAAGCAGGGGGAACCGTTAAACCCGATCATGTAATAAGATATATTCCCCGCGTGATCAACCGGGTTATTACCGTTCCCGGAGTAATCATCAATGTCTCCACCTAACGGGAGGTATACCGTGGGTTTCAATTTTAGAATAGTGCTTATACCTGCCACTGGCCATATTTTCTTGCCGTTTAACCACGCTTCTTGTAATTTCTTGCCGTTCAAGGCTCCATCCACGAGCTTTCCTACTTTTCCTAGTTCTATTGCCATACTACGCGAATTTAAGATACAACCTGCCTGTAACCTGTGACGATTCTCCCGGTATCGTGTCCACAACCTGAACCGACGTTACCATGTTAGCTGCCGACACCGTCTCGATACAATTACTCAACTTGGTATACTGGGACGATGACATCAACCCGTTAGAACTTGATGAAGCTAGCCCGTACGTAGTGTTCGTTGATGTTATGGTAATGTTGCCTGAAGCGTCACTTGATATAGAAGTGGCCCCGGCTCCAATGAACCTAACCTGATTACGATACGTGTTATCGTCCGTCACCTTCAAGTAAGGGTTAGAAGCAGCCGCGTTAGCCGCAGTTCCTGACGCACCGGCGTACAATCTAGTCGTGTAATGAGTGTTCGTGTCGGTGTCTGTCCAAGGAACGGAAACGTACATCTGTCCAGAAGAGTTCAATTGAACAGCATAGTTCTTGGCCGCTAGACCAGTCGCCCCGATCTTGACAAGACCGTAAGTTGATGAAGTGGCGGCACTGTAAGTGGAGTTAGTATCCGTCCACGGTACCGCCACGTACATTTGACCGCTAGAATTAAGCTGTACAGCGTAGTTCTTAGCCGCCAAACCGGTAGCACCTATCTTCACTAAACCTAGTGTTGAAGATGTAGCTTGCGAGTAGGTGGTGTTGGTGGTGGGGGGGGTGTACCCTAGAGCCGTGGTCACCATTGATTTGGTGATACCTGTCAAGTAACCTCTATCAGATACCCACTCTTGGGTAGCAACAGGTTTTTCTTTTATGTACAGGTTTCCCCAATATCCATCAGCGTATCCAGTAGATGTACCGTTTTTCCAATACCATGTAGTTGGGATTATTGTATCGCTAGGAGTTCTATAATTAACATAAAGACCACTTTGATTAGATGTTAGTATAAACTCGTTCCCAGTATTAACTATGGCCGGGTAACCACTCAATATTTTAAATATTGATAATGGGGCGAATTTACCGTTAGCCCACGATTGAGTGGCGTATCCTGACAGGTCTGCTGAAGTGAGTAGTTTTGCTTTTGAAATTGTATTTCCGAGATAAGCACCATCAGTTCCTACAAATAAATATTTATTGCTTTCATAGTTATATATATAGCTTCCAATGCTAGACAAGAATCCAATAGCTGCCTTACTAGTTCCGTTTAATTGAACTTTAATAAAGGATTCAGTTTCACTAGAATTTGTGTTATTTAATATTAATGAATTAGATATTGAATTGATAATTAATTGACCAGATAATATTCCCCCTGTCAAAGGTAAATATCCACCTAGTTTAGTATTAACCCATTTAGTATCAGCTAGGAACTTCCAATCAGTAGATTTTCCAGTAGAAGGAGTGTATTTTCTATATGCCATTCCTGTACCATCTATATCACCAACGAGCTGAAAAGCAAAATCACCGTTCCAGAAATAAGTCAGAGCTACACCATCACCAATTACCAGTCCACTCACAGGATCGACCCCCGGTTTATTAATTACATTTTCTCCAGCAAATGATGAAATATGTAAAGCATCACTTGATACTATACTAATATTAAGATTATTTATTCTAGAATCAGATGAAAACCCAGAATATGATTTAATAATACCTGATGAGAATATACCGTTGGTAGGTACTTTTGCCGCATTCTCACCGTAATTACTGGAAACAAGCAAATCACCTATCTCTATCCCTCGTGCCGATCCCGAAATGGTGGCGGCTATCTTGTTATTAGTGTCTAATCTAAAATCAACACCTGTATTACCGAACATATACCTTTTAGAGTATATGGTGTGTATTGATGCGTAACCAAATGACCAGTCATTGGTGCCAAGGTATGAGGTGCCACCCGAATCAAGAGTTGCTTGAGTGTTAGGCAATAGTCCTTGGGCTGGCGTCCTAAGCCAATTGTAGGTAGTCCCATCTATTCTGGCGATAGATGGATACGTGTTCGCATCCATCACCAGCACAGCCACGTTCTCGTCCGCGGTCACTACTCTCTTCCAATTGGATGAATCACCATACCCTAGGTTATTGGCGGTTCTGAACCACATATAACGAGTTCCATTTTCAACATTATGATTAATATCAAAGGCGAGTTGAGGTCGAAGTTCTACAATATTATAAACGGAATTATAATTGCCATCTATTTGTAAAACGGCACCATATGACATTCCGGTGGGGGCGTTAGTATTATTACTAAGTGGACGATTGTAATTAAATAATATTTTAGGAGAATCTAGACCTGCAAACAAAGTATTGAAATCAACAGTAGATCCTCCAATATAAGTATTAACAAATCCATATGTCCACTTGTTGTTGGTTGGCAAGTATTGAGAGTAGTTGGATTCATCTAGTATCTTGTAATCAGTTGCTCCCTTGGTGTGAATCAAATCTACTGCGCCACTTCTTATCTTGGTAGTTCCTGTTGCACGACCAATATGTGCTAACTGAGTACTTTGTGTCCAAATCAAGGAATTTCCATCTGCATCATCTAGTGACCATACTGAAGGAACTTTCATTGACGTACCGTAAAACCTGTATTGAGCGGTATCATATTCCACGTCTCCTACTCCAATCCATGCAAAGTTTGAAGTACTATCGATTCCATGACCACCGATCCGAATACTAGTAGCATTATCACTATTGGCTTTAAACGTGATTGATCTTTCCCATCCACCTGATGTTGTTATATTTACCAATAATTGGCCAGTACTTAACACTTCAAATGGGCCCACGTTGAACTGTCCGGCAGTGAAGGTATTTTTAGCCGTGAAAGTGTTAGCAACACTCTTCTTGGCCATGTCGGACACGTCAGGGATGTCAGAGGTGGAAGCGGGGGTGGGGAGGTTGCTAGCGTCCCATATCTTGTAATTATTACCATTCTTGATATGTACTAAATCAGTATCATTTGATCTAACATAACAGCCACGTCTATTACTACCAAAAATAATAGTTGATTCATTAGCTGAAATAGCTGATGCGTCACCAAAATCAATTCTAAATATTGTATTTAAATCTAGGGATTCTGTATAAAACTTGTATTGTGCATTATTATAACTAACACTTCCAATTCCAATATATGCGTAATCAGCAGCAGTAGCTGAAATCATCGAACCAAAAGTCACTTTCGTATCTTCAAGACTATTGTACATGAAATACAATGACCTCCACAATTTCGTCACATCTTCTTTATATGGAATATTTACTTCAAGGTTACTATTTGTATTTACTTTAAAATTACCAACAGAGAACTTGTTGGCGACAAACGAATTCGTTCCAGTGAAAGCGTTATTCCCTGACTTGGTGGCGGGGTCGGGGAGATTATATGTATCCCACATCCTGTAAGAAGTTCCGGTGAGTTTATCTGTACTTCTGTAATGTAATACATCTGAATCGTTAGTAAGCAAGAACACCCTCATACCACTTGTGTAATTACCAACTGACATATATCCCGGGCCGTCTGTTACAAATGATATTATCGAATGTGGTGCGGAATTATAATTATATTTTAATATTTGATTTACATTAGATATAATTGAACCTGTCATTGTTCCACCACTCAACTTCAAGTATCCTTTTAGTGATTCAGTGGTGCCAGTATTAACAGAGTCTATGGCATCTGACACGGCCTTGACGGTGGGGGCGTAATTCGTTTCCTTGCCGGTTAACACGCTCTTGAGGTCAGCTTGATACAGCACCTCTGAATCATCTGAAGACCTGTGATAGGAGGGGGCAAGTACCGGGGTAGCTATGGTAACACCACTCCCCTCCATCTTGATAGAAGTAGTATCTCCAACTGACAATTCAAGGAATTTACCAGTTGAATTTACCTTTTCCACGTTGATCGGGGAATTGAATTTTATCCCGTTTCCGTACCCTTGCCCCCTCAATCCTCCATCAAACACGAGATACCCTGACACGGAAGATGGATATATTAACAGGTTGCCAAACTGCATATTTAAGTTAAAGCCGATAGCTGATCCACTACCGCTATTCAAGCTAGTACTACCGTAGGTTATGAATGAATTCTCGTTACCGAAGAACACGCTTTGTCCTTTTGGCACTATATTAGTAGTAACTACCATCTTGTTGGTATCATCCCATGACAGGAACATTCCATCGGTGAGTCTATCTTGATCAAGAGAGTACAACACCTCGGCATTGTCTGATTCACGATAAAAAGAAGGTGCTTTAACTCCACAAGAAGCGGTTATAGTGTTTGGACTCCCCATCATGTGACTATAATACGAGAAATAAGCATTCTTACCACCTATGATAACATTTTTATCAAGGACGGGACTAATGAATGACGGTTTTTTTATATCAAGAATAAACTTGTCATTAGAACCACTAGAATCTCCAAGTATTATACCATTCGTGTTAGTTGAAATTAAGGAATACTTGACTTCATCCTGTGGTATACCCGGTAATAACGCCAAGATGGAATCATCGCCACTCATGGATAATGCTAACCCGGCTTCCATGAACTTCATTTTGAGGGTAGCGTCAACGATTTCCGGATCAAATTTGAAATCTAACGATTTGTTATACGGTATCACGTTAGTGGTCTTGAACGTCTTGGTGGCTGCGTCCCACGAGGCGAACATACCGTCAATCATGTTCCCCACCGGCTGTCTAAGTGCCACGTCGAACATGTTCCCTTCTTTCCCGATCTTGAACATCCCGTCCGACTCGTTGAAGCCGAACATGAAGTTCTGTTCCGTTCCACGATCTACCTCTATACCGGCGAAACCTGCCGTTACACCGGCGCCAGTCTCTCCCTCGTTAATCAGGATCATGTTATCACGCACTTCAACCCTCTCCGCTTGAGTTATGAAAGTGTCACCCTCTTGAGTGACGTCACCTTTTATCACGAGGTTCTGCACGGTGAAGTTAGCGTAACCGGCGTCTCCCTTGGTGCGGGTAGACAATCCCCCACCTTCCGCTTTCAACATGGCTCCCGTGTTACCGGAGTCTATAACGAACGTCTTGCTCGTGGTACCCGTGTCCGTGTTTTGCTCGTGGGACAACGCCTCTAGCGCTTCGAGCCTGTCGTCCGTTGATCCTGAAAGGTCCGTTATCTGTCGTTGCAGGTCTTCCTCGACGCCCGTGGCTCGCTCGGTCTCGGCGGTTATGGCGTTTTGAAGGTTAGTGTCGGCGGCTTGCATCTCCTGCCGTATCTTCGCCTCTTCCGCTTTCGCCCTGCTGGTTTCGGTGGCTATGTCGCTAGCGTTCTTTGATATGGCGGCGTCATGAGCCTCGTCCCGGGCTGTCGATCTGGCAACCTCCGAGTCTATGGCGCTCTTGTTAGCGTTAACGTCCACTCGTAACCCCTTGAGCAAGGTGTCATGCTCGGCGTCCTTGGTCGTTGACCTGTTGATCTCCGCGTCTAGCTTGGAGCTGGTGGAATCCACGTCATCACGCAACCCTTCCAGTAACTCGTCATGCTCCTTGTCTTTAGCCACCGACCTGTTGATCTCTTGATTCAACATCTCGTTGGTGGAGGTGAGGTCTTGACGGAGGTTAGCTATCTGCTCGTCATGTTGCTCGTCCTTCCCCGTGGACCTGTTAATCTCCCTGCGCAACTCTTCCTCTATCCTTCTCACGTTAACGTACGTGGCGTTCAGTGAATTAACCAAGTTGGTATTGTCCCACGTGTCAAGAAGATTCATGTCCCCGATAACCTTGAACATCATGTCACCGGTAACGAACTTTTTACTTCCCTCCTCGATGGGACCGGATAAATTCTTTATTATTAAATCAAACGTGATCGTGTTCGGTCTAGCTTCAAGGTCGGCGCCCGCTTGTATCATAAACAAGTCGGAGTCAGCCAGCGTGCTGACCAACTCCATGTCTTGCGTGAACCTTATCTGCTTGACTTCCCCGATCACCGGGATTTCCGGTAACTCCGATGAATCCACGTTCTCTAGGGTAATCTTCTTTGACATTTTTTCTAGTTCTTTCTTGGCCGTCCTTTCGGTTTAGATTCTTCCTTGGATTCTTCCTCGACGGGGGCCGGGTTAAACGTTTTATACAAGTCTTCCAGTTCCTCGTGTTCCTTTTCCACTTTCTTCAAGGTCTCCGGGTCAAGCAATCCTTTCTCCGGGTTCTCGACGATCATGGTCATGAAACGATCGAACAATGACATTACAGGACCGTTAAGGCTGTTACCTTTCATTTTCTTCACGATCTCGTCACAGATGAAACTTACCACCATGTGATGTAACTCGTAATCTCTAGGTTCTTGACCCTTCTTGTTCCATGACACGGTTCCCTTCTTCTCGTCAGAAGTGATCTCGAACTCCTCGTAATCCTTTGGCGACAACCCTAGGACGAGGGAGGCGGATTGGCACATCACGATTTCTTTTTTCGTTCCGTTCTGTGAATTAAAAGATTCAATGACGTTTGATAACAACATCATGCGGTCTAAAATAGTCAATTTAATTTTCATTTCAATGTAAATTTAATATATTAATAATAACTAAACTCTTTCTTCAAAAGAAAGCCAGTTTTTAGGCATTTGAGACGCTATCCATTTATTAGAATCAACTTTTATAACAAATACTATATCATGACCGGCAGAAGAAACTCCTTTATAATACAAGTCGTCAATTATGAAATACTCTCCTGAAGACCACGGGGCGTATATCCAGAATTTCTCGTCCGCCCATGACATGATAAAAAACCATGATCCTATCGCTAACCTAGGTTCTATATTAACAATCTTGTTAGATCCACCACCATACAAGACAACCATGTTGTTATCAGTTCCAATACTTATTTGTTGTCTATCTGAACTAAAGGAATGTCTTCGTAAACCGTTAAAAATTAACGCTGCTCTTTGCGACGCCAAGTTAATACCTCCCGGCTCCGTTCTTGTAGCGCCACTAAAATTAGGATCAGGACCTATATCAACCCATCCGTTACCTATCCTGACATCACCATAACCGTTTATACCAGAATAATAAGAATAGGAATTACCACTGTAAGTTACATACCCTTTATTAATATGAATATCTCCTTCTTGGATTCTAATAGCTTGAGGACCTGAATTAACGGAAAAATTCCTAGTTCCACCCGTGATAGACAAGTACATGAAAGTGGTGGTATCATAACTACCCCTCTGTTTAACTTTACCGTACAACATTGGTCTAATTCCGGCAGAAGATGGGATAACTGATGTTCCGATAGCTATTTGTCTATCCCAGTCGCTATCCGTTGCGTTCCAATTTTCACGATATACAAGACCTCCATTGTACAATTTTGACTTGTAATACGTTTTCCCGTTCTCTGTAACTTGATTGTAAGCCAAACCGTCAGAATCTATGGTAAGGTTGCCTATCTTCCCCCCACTAGCCATAACCGTACCCTCGATGAAGGCGTTCTGGGCGTACAATATACCCGAGTCACTCACGGCGAACGTTACCTTGTCGGTGGGGGGATCGTAGTTGTCCGCCCCGAGCTGGGTGGTGGCGTACTTTAGCGCTTCTTTTGCCTTTTCAAAATCTCCACCACTATAAAATCTAGGTACACGGTTCCTGAACTGTCTTATGGTCCACACGTCACCTTGCCCGGGTGCTAGCGTTGATCCACCGTACATCCCACCGGTTTCTACCCAGTCACTGGGTATCTCGTCAGGAACGGAACTACCGTCACGGAGGGAGGGGGAATAACCAACCTTGATGTACGTGGTTGATATTAAACCTCCATCTATTTCCGTCTTCTGTTGCAAGGCGTGCTTGAGGTAGTCGAGGGTCGTCACGTCGTTAAGGTCGTTGTTGATAACCGGTACGTCCTCGGTATCTATCATCTTGGTGCCTGCTGAATCGAAGAAGGCGATGAACCGGATGTTTGTAGGCCAACCTTTCGTTGAACTTTTCGCCAGCGTGTACGTGTACTTCGTGGTTGCGGTACCACCTGCAGATTTTATAACCGTCCAGTTCTTCATGAAATCGTAAGATACCGCCACGTACCAGTAACAAGAGTAATCGGTAACACCGACCCCTCCCTCACCCTTGTGGGCGGTAGCGGTCACGGTGGCTGGACTTGCGCTATCATCACGAATCGAAGCGCTAGAACAATCGGTGGATAACCAGTAAGCCGTTCCGGGTAAACCGTCAGCACCGTCGTTTCCGGGGGCGCCGTAAGACCCGTACGTCCATCCTGAAACGGAGCCGAACTTGTCAACGGTTCTACTACGCATCCATGCGTAAGGTTTCGCAACAGTCGTGCTTTGAGGACCGTCTGTCCACGAGCTTTCAGCTATATCAGAGTGAGAAGTTCTTGAAGCACCTATGGAGAACTGGAACTCGGTGTAACCACCGGATTCACCGTCCGCCCCCGGTTGTCCCTGTTCACCCACGACACGGATGGCATCGGACCACGCCCCGCTCCCGACACGTTGTCTCATGTAGATGTCACCCTCCACGAACGGGTAGTGCCAGTTGGAAGTACCGTTAACGGAGAATTGAACGGATATGGAATCACCCTCGGGTCCCCGCTCCCCTTGAGGGACACGGATAACCTTGAACATCTTCTGGATGGAGGGGAAGGCGCCGCTAGCGCTAGACACGTTGAAGATAACCGAACCGGTCATGTTAGACCCGGTGAAACCGGTTACCTGAACTTGAACGTACTCGGAATTGTTGGTTCTCGTGAACGTGATACCCGAGTCGGCGGACACGGTTACCGTGGCTTGGCTCGTCACGTTCTCGGTCCCGTAGAACACCCGCAGTCTAGTCAGCATGTTGTTACCGTAGTAACCACCGCTACCGTCAGAGTAGGTGTTCGTTGAACCCACCTCGTTGTCAAGGTCTATAACGTAGTTGGACTCTCCCGGTATCCCGGAAACGTCCTGTATCAACACGACCTCGCTGTCGCAGATATTAACGAAACCCTGGTCGAAGTAAAGCTCCGCCCTGAGGTTCGTCCACGACGGGTCGATGTCAACGTCTATGTAAGGAACTTGTGAAGTCCACGACTTTATCGTGGTCCAAGTCTTTTGATTATCTTTAGAATAAGCGGTTCTCCAGTACCCAAGAGACCAACCGGTAACACCGTCGGCAACCGATCCACGTTTGGCCGTGAAACGCACTCTAGGGGGGTTAGGAGACCCGTTCAACATGTTGATGAACCTAGTGTCCGGGACGATCCAGTAAGAGGCTCCAGATGGACCCGTGATCACTACCGGTGTACTCCACCCGTCTTCCGGTACCTCTGTGGCGGGGGGTTCAACGGTACCCTTCCTCATCCACAGGAACTCGTTCCCGCTAGTGGTTGGGGGTCCGTCCTGCCAGCCGGTAACGGGAGGGTTCTCGATCGACGTGTTCTTGGCGAACTGGTACTCGACGTAAGTGCCGTCCTGACCCGCCTCCCCCACGATTCTCATGGGGTCTGACCAAGTAACGCCGTCATCCATCTTCTGTCTCATGAACACGTCATCAACCCGGAACGGGTAGTGCCAGTTGGACTTTCCGTCCTTCGAGTATTGCACCTGCAACCCGATCCCGTCTTTCCCCTTGTACTCCGACCACTCGTACTCGCGGTTGTAGTAAGCCACGTCAATCACTTGCTCCTGTCCCGGCGGGAACGTGTCTTCTTGCTGGTTAACCTGATTGTAAGAGAAGCCTATGTACCTAAGTCCTTCAGCCGCCCCGTCGTTCGTGACCTGTGAAAGGTCAGTGATCGGGTGGGTGGTGGAGAACTTGATCCATATGAAACGGTCACTTCCCGGGGGTCCCGGGACTCCCTCCCCGGTCAACAGGGAGAACTTGTAATCGGCCGGGTTAAGCGGTAACGGCGGGTTCGGCGTTTCCTTGTCGTGCGCCAGCCCTATGTATTTCTTCCCCTCGGGGGTGAGCGATATTCCAGTACCCGCCTCGTCATCGGCGTAAACGATCCACACGTAACCACCGGGTCCACGCTGTCCCTGCTCTCCCTGCTTGTTCTTCGAGATATTAAACCTCTTTTGCAAGGTGGGGGCGTTTATCGTTTCCGGGTCCATCGTGTTCTTCGGCATGCAGGTGAACAGGATGAAACCGTCATCCTCTTCCATGCCTTTCACTTGAACGGTCTTGCCGTTGTTGGTCGCTAGGTAATCTATCGTGGAGGGGGTTGCCTCGGTGGCGAAGTTGTACTTGGCGCTTATGTCCTTTCCCCCCTTCGTTACCATTGCCGTGGACTTGGCGTTATCACCCCAGTAACCACCGCTACCGTCCGGTTGCGTGGAAACTATGCAGACGTCGTTATCTAGGTCCAGAGAGTAAGCGGCCTCGCCCGGTTCACCTTTTATCTCCTCGGAGCTTAAAGCACCGTCGAAAGTCTTGCTACAATTGAACGTTAGGTCCATCGTGATACTTGACCCCTCGAAGTTGACGGTGAGGGTGACGGATGCCATGTCTTGGAACATGTCAAGCAAGTACATCTCCCCCCCGGCCTGAGTGATGGCGGCGGTACAACCGGATACCTTCTTTATGGATAGCTTGTACTGTCCCTTTCCCGGGTTAGGGTTGGGGGATAGCAACGTGGTACCGGCGTAAGCGACCACGCCCGTTTTGGCCCTCCCGTTCTCCCCGAGCTGCCCGTCCTTGATCTTGCCGTTGTAATCTGACGCTATACCCACGTAAGGGTTGTCCAGAACGGCTATGTAACCGCCAGCACCGTTGATACCGTCGGAAACCTTTATAAGAGAGGACACGTCCGAATACTTCTCCCCGTCCAGTTCCACCTCGTACATGACGGATAACGTGTTCTTGCCAGCCCACCACTCCTTGTCCGGCGTGATGACTAGCGTCTTCTGGCTCTCTCCCTCTATCTCCTTGAACCCGTCACCTGAAAGGTAATACCATCTCCTGTAACCACCTAGGTCGGAGTTGAAGTTGTTTTCAGACACCCGTATCGTGATCTCGTCGGGGGTGGTGTTTCCTTCCTTGTCGGTTATGAAGGCGGGGGATGGGTCGGGCATGATGTCCACGCTCTTTGACACCGCCTTGTTCACGTCGTTAATTAACTTGTCGTACTCGGCGAAATTGTCAAGACCGGTACACCCGGGACCTATCATGATGTTCTCGAAACGACCGTTCTGGACGAATATTCCAGCCGCGGCGGCGTCTAGCGGGTCTCTACCGAAGACACCCACCCGTTTACCGGTAAGGTCGTAAGAGTTAATGCCCATGTATATGGAAATGGCTGGAGCCTGATCAGAAGCGGCGTCAAGCATGATGGCGGATTGTCTAGGCTTGTTCTTGTCGTCCCTATGCCCGAACAACACGATCTCGTCTCCCGCCTCCGGGACGTCACCGTTGCCGTCCTGATCGGTCTTGGACAGGATACAGTAATCCGCTCCCACGGCTATGACGAGACGCCAGTAGTACTTCTGGTGTTCTAGCGTGAACTTCTGGCATCTGGCTTGGTCGTAAACGATGAAATTATTCAAGTCACCGTCCTCGGCGTAACACTTGTAACCTTGATCAAGCTCCTCTACCTTGCCTACCTTCATGTTGGTGGGGGTGATGATCACCTGACCGGCCTGTGCCGTTAACTGCTGTATAACTAGGTTAACGAACGTGGCTTTCTTGCGGATGTAAGCGTAATCCACCTCTAGGTGAGAGTTACCGGTCTCGTCGTTCCATAACGAGCCGCCGGCGATACCCTGTTGCCACCCGGGGGTGTCGTAATGCGTGGCGATAAGCCTAGTGAACGCCCCGGCGAACAGGTCAATCCATATCTCCGCCTCCGGGTTCTTGAGGTCCTCGGCACGTATGTAAGTCTTTAAACCGTCCCTGAAAATCCTGAATATAAGGTCGTTAATGGTGATTGATTCACCAACCTTCAACCACTTTGAAATCGTGACGGTGTTGAAGATAGGATCGGTGGACGGGTTCCCGCTTCCCTCCCCCACTCCCAGCAACTTGCCCAGGGTCTCTAGCGTTATGGTTTCGGGGTCACCACCGAGGTTGTCGGCCCTCTGCGTCATCAGGAAGTCAGCCAGTGACGGGGTGGGGTTCTCTTTCATCCCCGTGGGGAACTTTATGGAGTTGGGAAGCGCCCTTGAGCTGGCTCCCAACAGTATCTCTTTCTTCTCGTCGCTCATGTCAAACTACTTTTTAGGCTTGCCGCCACATCCTTTGCGTTTTTTGCACTTCATGGTGATTATATTTAATACTTAGGCAAATATATAAAAAATATTTTGATTCTAAGAATAAAATCATCACCTTTGTATTATCACGTGGACGATCTCCAAGAACAAATATTTAACACCAAGAACATCCGTTCTAATCCGCACTACAAACATATACTTCTACTAAATTCCCCGTCCACGTGACTTTTATATAAACATACAAACTAATATAGTTGTTTTTTAATTTAAATATTCGTATATTAGCATCATGTTAAACGCATATAAATATCGACTACATCCCACGAGGGAACAATCAGGGTTCTTTAACAAGAGCTTCGGTTGTGTTCGTTTTATCTATAACTGGGGATTGCAGAAGAGAATAGAGGCGTACATGAAGGACAAGGGAAGAATATCGTACGTGCAGCTATGCGCCATGTTAACTGACCTGAAAAAAGAGGAACAGTACTCGTGGTTGAGAGAAGTTAGTACCGAGTGTTTACAACAGTCGTTGAGGAATCTCGATGCGGCTTTCACAAGGTTTTTCAGGGAAAAGAAAGGGTTCCCGAGGTTCAAGTCGAAGAGTAGATCGAGACAGTCATACAAGGCCATATTATTCGTTCACGTGGACCAAGAAAGGAGAAGGATCAAGCTTCCTAAAATTGGATGGGTAAAGTACGGTAACAACAGGAAGTTTGAAGGTGACGTTAGATCGGTAACGGTTAGCGTGACCCCTTCGGGTAAATACCATGTTAGCGTGCTTGTTGATGACGGCAAGGAACTACCTGAAAAATTACCGGTAACTTTCGATACCACGATAGGTATTGACATGGGTATAAAAGATTTCGCCGTGTGTTCTAACGGTGACACGTACGAGAACCCGAGACATTTAATTAAAGCCGAACAGAGACTGAGAAACCTGCAAAGACGGTTATCACGGAAGAAGAAGGGAAGTAACCGTAGGAACAGGGCAAGAATGATACTTGCTATACAGCATGAAAAGGTAGCCAACCGCAGGCAGGATTATCTTCACAAGATAAGCACTAAAATTGTACGCGAGAACCAAGCGATCGTCGTGGAAGATTTAAACATCAAGGGAATGATGAAAAACCATCATCTCTCCAAGGCGATAGGAGCTTGCGGTTGGTCTACGTTTTTCAAGATGCTTGAATACAAGTGCGAGAGACAGGGTAAAACGTTTATCAGGATAGGAAGATTCGATCCTTCGTCTAAAATGTGTTCTTGCGGACACGTTTATAGAGGACTGAAACTTTCTGAAAGGGAATTGGTATGCCCTAACTGCGGATCGGTTAACGACCGTGACTTGCTCGCTGCTTGCAACATCAAGCGTTTTGGATTACAAGAACAGAATTTATTATTTGTGAATAAACCCGTGGCACACGGGGGTTCGGACGTGGAGGTTCCAACTATGGATGACCGTCAAGAAATTGACCTAAAAAGTAGCGTTCCTGTGAAGCGTCAATACGTACAAGTGTAATATTGTACGTAAGTGCCTAACAACAAAACGTTAAAAGATTTTCTACGTCTCTTTTATCTTGATTCCATGTACTTTAAGCATCAGCTTGCGCTTTATCTTGTAAACGTCAGTGCGGAATCCCTTGGTGTCCTCCACCACGGTTTCCCCCGTCTCCAAGTCCGTGTACACGAAATCAGCGACGTACTTGCAGGCAAGCTCCACGCAATGCCTGTTTTTACCCTCCCCCTCGAACTGTGCCGGGATCAACGTGTACGTTACTTGTTCTTGCAGGTCCTTTATCTTGCCGGCCTTCTCCAGTAGCTTGAGGGTGGCGGCACGGGCGGCTTCCTTCTTAGAGGCGTGACCACCCGACTTGACGTTCCCGTATTTAGACTTCCCTCTCATCCCCTCGCCCTCCTGTCTCCTTCCGTGCCGTTCTTCCTGCCACGATTGGCGGAAGATGACGTGTACCTTCTCGTGGCGTGATCGTAGTCCTTACCGGCACGAGACGCCTTCCCGTGTTTCTTGTCATGTTCACGGTTACGCTGGCTAAGCTCGGCTCGTTTCTTCCTTTGTTCCGGGCGACGGTTAACCTCCGTGTCCGTTTTCTTTTTTCTCTCTCTAGCTTCCGGGTGATCCCGGTAATACTTGGCGGACCTAGATAGTTCCGACCTGTCCTTCTTCGGTGGTGCCATTCGTGTAGTTTTGAGTTTGGTTAACTTCTTCCATCGGTGGAATCTCGACGGGTGGGGCGGCTTGAACGTCCTGCATGGCGTTCATGCTCTCGAAAGGTATGGTTGCCCCTCCCCTCTGTCTCTGGTTTATCATGGCGCTCTGTTGCTGCGCTTGCTTGTATGTTCGGGCGTCCTTGGCCCGTTCCTTGTACTGGTTGGATTCGGCGGTTACCCGTGCTTGCAACCCTAGTTCCCGCATCCTCAACTGGTGCTTGACACGTTCCAGAATGATCTCTCCCTCCACCTTCTTCTCGTTTATCTGGATTTCGGATTGCGTCTTGAATTGCAATTCCTGACCCTTGGCTTGAATCTCCATCATCAGGGACTGCTGTTTCTGTTGTTCCACGGACACTTGAGCCTGAGCTTGCATCTGGGTCTTCATCGCCTCCATCTCCTTCTGTTTCCTGTACGCCTCGTCCTCCCGTTTCTTCATGACGACCTTCAAGTACCTTGACGCCATCTTCAAGTTGTCAATAGACAAGATGTCCATCCTGTCGGACAGGGTGATCTGCCCGGCTTGAACGGCGGAGAGTATCACTTGATCTAGCTTGGCTTTCTCCTCCGCGTCAGGAGCCACGTCAACGATCACGTCTAGGTTATACTTGTACAACGTCTTGTAGTCGTCTATGACATCATCCTCCATCAGGTAAGACATCACGTCATCCGAGAACGACTCCTTGTACATTGACATCTGTTGCGCCCTGTTAAGCGTGACCTCTCCTATCCCCTTCTTCATGCTCATCAACCCCTCGAAAATATGCTTGGTGGCCGTGTTACTCATGTTAAGCGCCATCTGCTGCGTGCCTACCAGCGTCCCGTTAAGGGGAGCCGAACCGTCACGCACCCTGTTAACACCGGTAACCTCGTAACACATGTTCATGTTCTGGTTGTAAGCGTTGATAAGCTGCATGAGCTTCTGCCCGTCAGAAGTGGGGATGTTACGCAAGATGTTTCCCTGTAATACCTGATCATCGTCATAAGCCGTACCCTTGTACAACAAGGCTCCCGTCTGGTACATCATGTCAAGAACGTCGGAGGGGGTGAGCTTGGCACCGGTACCGATGTCTATGTTCATCAAGGCGTCCACGTTGATCTCGAACATGTCAGGTTTCATCTTTGAAATCAAATGTCTAAGTTTCAATACTATAAGGTGTATATCATCGGCGTAAGACTTCAAGTTCTCCACGATAGAGGGAACCGTTAGCTCGTACATGATGTACGGTGGCATTACCGTGTTAGCGTTATTCACCGGCCTGATCATGTCACGCATCATGTGGTAATTGAACACGATGTTCATGCCAAGCACGTAGTACCCCTCGAACCACACGTCGTATTTCCCTTTTATCATCCTAGAAGATGATTCTTTCGGCAGTACGTAATCCCTGCCCTTGGGTATAAGGTTGTTGCGCTTGCGCTTGAACACCTCGTCCATCGTGGTCTTGAACGTGAAGTACATCACGGTGAACAAGTCGTCCTCGTTAGCCACCTCGTCAGGCTTGAACCTTCTATCTCCCACCCCCCTAGCCAGTTGACCGTACGATACCTCCCCACGACTCTTTCTCACGATCTCGCCGGCTGTCATCTCCATCATCTCGGCGAAGTAGTAACATCCCTTCTTGTCACGGGTGTAGAGGGGGTCGTACGAGTGAAGAAGGTTCTTGCAGTCCACCCTTCTCATGATGACACCGTAGTTCGGGTCTGCCTCCACCCGCACGGCGGCCTCTCCTATCGTTACCAAGTCCTCGGCGATCCTGTTTTGAACCTCCCTGAAATAATTCAAGTCAAACGCCCTGTTAATGATGATTTCCGAGGCTATCTCTTTTTTCTGCCTGTATTCCAGTTGCATGTGAAGGTCCAGCTCTTCCTTGGAATCCGGCACGTAATCCGGCACGAAGTTGATACCGGTGGCTATCGTCATCTCTTGGGTGAAATCCTTGGTTAGCATCTCGGTTTCAAGTCTCTTTCGATACATGTTCCGCTCTTCCCTTGACATGATGTCCACGCCCTTGGTCTTTATCTTGAACATGTCGGCGGGAAAACTGTCCTTCACCACGTTAACGAACTTTGGAACCACGGACGTGAACTCCCAGTTGAGCGACAGGTAAGCCTGATCTTTCGGGATGTTAAGCATGTTCTTGAACCGGTTAATATCCACCTCGTTATCTCGAAGCGCTTCCAGTTCCTCGAACTTCTTCTTCCTGCTGGCGTAATCGTTGCCCGTGATCCACTCGAACTCTATGTACCGGGCGTATTCTAACCCGTAATCCTTGCTTTCCTTCTCCTCGTTGGAAGCCTCCCTGTTCGGGATCGTGACGTTTCTTCTTTGTTTATCCATTTTTTAACTTTCCATAAGTTCCAACATTCTCGTATATCCTGAACATGGGTCTCGCTGGCACCGGTTCAATCGCTTCCACCTTGCGTCTCTTCTTGCGAGTGCATCCTATGAGAGCGTAGGCTGACGATATGGAGGCGTCACGTTTCGTCCTGTTCTTGTCATCGAAAGCCAGCCAGTCTTCTAGCGTGGCGTTAAAATACATCTCGGAGCTACCAACGTTGTTCTCCACGAACGACTCGATGGCGGCGTTTATCATCTGCGACACGTTCTCGGACGTGGAAGGCATACCACCCCTCACTCTCTCGTCTTCGGACAGCTTGTCCCGTTCCTTGTCCGTTCTTGTCATGGAGAACTTCCTGTAACCCCTGCGATACATCTCGTCTATGAGGTTGTTGACGTTGTTCTCTATGAGGGCGGGCATCCCGTAGAACACCATCGCCTTGATGGCGTCCTCGAAGAATATCTCCTTGGAATCAGGCCTGTTTATGTATTCTAGGAAGAAGTTGAAGTTGGGCGCCCCGGAAGAGTTCACGCCGGAGAACCCGTGTATCGCTCCCTTTGATCCCTTCCCGTCCACGGTCTTGTTAACACGGTACGGGTCTATCCCGAAGTTACCTATATGCCTGTTAAGCGGCAACCACAACCCGTTCTCGAATTTCACGTTATTCTTGAGACCTTCATCGGGTATCCAGCTAACTAGAAACCTTCCATCCGGCTTGTCGATGAAGATGACGTGTCCACTATCCGCGACCCCTTGGTACCACTCGAAGTTCCCCCTCCGAAGATGAGTTCCATCCATGTTATCGTTGTGCTTTATCTGCGCCAGTATGTTGGCTTGATTGAACATGCACATGTTAAGGGCTAGCTTGAACCCGTCCTCCTCGGTGCGG